GCTGTCTCTTCATGACGGGGGAGCTGCGCGACGACGGCACGCTGGGCAATGTTCTGTCCTGCTGGTACTACCCGGACGACGCGCTGTGGGATCGCATCGTGGCGGGATGGCCTCAACTGGAGGCTGATGTCGCCGCCTACGCGCCGTCGAACATCAAGGAAATGCCCACGGCCGAAGTTACCTTGGCGCTGCCGGCTCTCTTCATCCACGCGAAAGGAGAGATCACCACCAGCAACATGAAGGAGTACGGCGAAGCGTTAGCCGCGCGCCTTGAGGAAATCCGGGCCATCAAGCTCGTGACCGACCAGGACTTCTCGAATGCGAAGGAGTCCGCAAAGATGCTGCGCGAGAACAGGGAAAAAGCCCTGCTCGCAAAGGACGCGATGCTGGCGCAGACCGTCACCGTGGGCGAAGCCGCCAACATGATCGACGCCTGGTGCGAAGACATGCGCCTCACTGCGCTCCAGCTCGAGAAGGACGTCGAGCGCGAGGACAAGGCCAAGAAGGCCGCGATGATCGATGCGGCCAAGGTGAAGTACGCGGAGCACATCCAGGGGCTGGAAAGGGAAATCAACCCGGCACGCATCAGCCTGCCGGTCCCGGTGTTCGCCGAGGCCATCAAGGGCAAGCGCAACTTCGCCAGCATGCAGGACGCGGTGGACACGATGCTGGCCGCCGCCAAGATCGCAGCGAATGACATGGCCGCCACGATCCGGTTCAACCGCGACCAGCTCCGGCCTGTCGAGGGCGAGGACTGGATCACCTTGTTCCCGGACTTCGCGGCTGTGTGCGCTAAGCCGCGCGACGACTTTCACAACCTGATGACGGCCCGCGTGGCCGCACACAGCCAGCGCCTGGAAGCCGAGCGCGAGCGCATCCGCCAGGAAGAGCAGGCCAAGGCCGAGAAGGCAGCGCGGGAAAAGCTGGCGGCCGAACAGCGCGAGCAGGAAGCCCGCGACCGCGAAACGGCCCGCCAAGCACAGGCCGCGCTGCAGCAAGAAGCAGATCGGCGCCGCGCTGCTGGTGAGCTGGACTATCCCGAAGCTCTGGAAGCGGCCAAGGCCGGCACTCCCATGCAATGCCGCCGATTCCCGCAAGACCTGTGGTGCGATCGCCGCGCCGGTGAGGAAATGACTCCGAACCTGTATTACCGCCTCGCCGAAAAGCCTGTCCAACCCCCTGCCCCCACGCCGATCGCCCCTCCTGCGGTTTCCTCGCAAGCCATAGCGGCCAATTCGCCCAACGTGGTCCCGATCCAGCGGCCGACTCCCGCACCGGCCAGCCCGCCGACCCTGCGCCTGGGCCAGATCAATGACCGGTTCCGCCTGATCGGCCTGACCGCCGACGGCCTGACCAATCTGGGCTTCCCGCCGGCGGCAACCGAGAAGGCGGCGAAGCTGTACCACGAAGCCGACTTTTCGCGCATCTGCGACTCCATCGTCGCCCATGTCCGGATGGTGCAGGACCAGTACCAGCGGCAGGTGGCTTGATGGCCGAGAACACCAATATTGAATGGGCCGATCACACGTTCAATCCGTGGCAGGGCTGCACGAAGGTGTCCCCAGGCTGCGACCATTGCTACGCCGAGGCGCGGCAGGACAAGCGGCTGCACGTGGTCCAGTGGGGCCCTGGCCAGCCCAGGAAGCGCACGAAGACATGGGGCGACCCGGTGAAGTGGAACAAGGCGCATGCCGAGTTCTTCGCTGAGCACGGCCGGCGCCAGCGGGTCTTCTGCGCGTCGCTGGCCGACGTGTTCGACAACGAGGTGCCGCCACAATGGCGCGTCGACCTGTTCCGACTCATTGCCGACACGCCGAATCTCGACTGGCTGCTGCTGACGAAACGCATCGGTAACGCGGCCGCGATGATCGAGCAAGCGGTGGCGGGCGTGCTGTCGGCGCGGCAACCGACAAAAACACCGATTTGGCCCTGGCCGAACGTCTGGCTCGGCGCCACCATCGTCAACCAGGAAGAGGCCGACCGCGACATCCCGAAGCTGCTGGCCACGCCGGCGCGCGTGAGGTTCCTGTCGATGGAGCCGCTGCTGGGGCCGGTGGACGTTCGTCGCTTCCTCGGCGAGCAGTGCCGTGAGGGCAGCGTACCCCATTGGAGCGGCGATCCGGACCGAACGATGGCGTGCCCGCGGTGCGGTGGAGCGGAGCTTGTGGGCGGCTGCTCCGGCGTGGACTGGGTCATCGTCGGCGGCGAGAGCGGCCCCGGCGCGCGCCCGACGCACCCGGACTGGGTTCGCAGCCTGCGCGACCAATGCAAGGCCGCTGGCGTGCCGTTCCTGTTTAAGCAGTGGGGTGAGTGGGCGCCGTGGGCGCGTATCCCCGAGGACACCTCGCGCCTGCTGAAGGTGAGCGACTCGCACCGCTGGCCGATCCACCCCGGCGAGCAGGCTGGTGGCGTTTGGAGTTACCGCGTTGGCAAGAAGGCCGCCGGTCGCCTGCTCGATGGCTTGACGCATGACGGCTATCCGGAGGTGCGGCCATGAAAGAACGCCCCATCCTCATGTCCGCGCCGATGGTGCGCGCGCTGCTGGCCTGGACGAAGACGCAGACGCGGCGGGCGATGCGAGTGCAGCCCGGTGACGAAACGTCGGTGCATGTCGAGCATTTCAACCAGACGGTTGTGGATCGCCACGGTGACGAGCATCCAGGCCCGGAAATCTTCGGCGCGTGGTGGGACGACGGCGAATCGGGGCTTCGCTGCCCATACGGCGCACCCAGTGACCGGCTGTGGTCGCGCGAAACCTTCTTCGCCTTCGGCCGCTGGATTACCCAGTTCAATGTCAAGAAGGGCCGCGACGAATGGCACTTCGTGGACATGACGCAGGAGCTCGGGCTGGCCTACCGTTATGCGGCCGACACCGAAGAGGCGCCGCACATGATGGGCCGACGCGACCACGGACCCACGCCCGACTGGTGGAAGCGGCCGGCGATCTTCATGCCGCGCGCAGCCAGCCGAACCACGCTGGAGATAACCGATGTGCGCGTCGAGCGGCTGCAGGACATCAGCGAGTCGGATGCGGAGGCGGAAGGCGTCGATTTCCTGCGCAGCGTCCCGGATGCGGACGAAACGCTAACCGCCAAGCAGCTTTACATGTGCCTGTGGGATTCCATCAACGGCCGGGGCAGCTGGGACGCTAACCCCTGGGTCTGGGCCGTGTCCTTCAAGCGAATCTAAAGGAGCCACCATGACAGCAGTACAGCAAGACGCACATCCCGCGAAGCAGGGGCGCACGGTCATGCCGATCATGGGCGCAACGCTGCTGAGCGAAGTTCCCTTCGCCATGCTTGTTCCGCACGAGGCTCAGGCCATGCGGAACCACGGGCAGACGCTGGAGAGGCTGGCACAGCGCGGCGGACTTGGAACCAGCGAGGCCCTCGACATCCTCGAAGGGCGTGGATGGGGGTCGGCGGCCGTCTGCATTGAGAACGAGCGCCACCTGATCAACAAGGTCCGCGAATGGCGAGCCGCCATCACCAACGCCACTCAGGGGAAAGCATGAGCACCAACTACACGCCAGGACCGTACCTCTGCATCGCGCCAGCCTGCGGAGCGGAATGCAGCGGCTGCAACCGCGCCATTTCGCAAGACTCCATGCGCAAGAACGCAGTGCGATATGCGCTGCTGCAGCGAATGGACCCACGCTTTGGGATGCCTGTCGAGTGGATGCGGTTCAAAACGCTCGACGAAGCCGTGGACAGCGAGCTCGCCGCCCTTGGCCGCGCATGCCGCCTTCGATCCGCTGTGGCGCGCGAAGATGGCCCGGGACAGCTGCACCAAGAGCCAGGCCCGCAAGGCCGGCTACCGATGGCTCGCCGAGCAGCTCGGCATGCCCTACAAGAAAACGCACATCGGCGACTTCGACCTGGCAGAGTGCCAGCGGGTGGTCGAGGTCTGCAACATGGTGAACGCGGCCCGCGCCGAAGCGCTCAAGGAGATCCAGGAATGAGCGACCCAACGAGGCTCACGCCAGCCCCATACGTCCAAATCCCGGTCGCCGCGACGATCACCGGCTACACCGAAAAGGCTATCCGCCGCAAGATCGCCGATGGCGTCTGGCTGGACGGCAGGGAGTACATTAAGGCCCCTGACGGGCATATTCTGATCAGCATCAAGGGGTATTCGCAATGGGTCGAACGGGGTTGGGGCTCGAAATCCGCGAACGATCCATCCGCATCGCGTTCACCTTCGAAGGTCAACCCCATCGCCGCACGCTCGAGCTGAACGGCCGGCCGCTGGCGCCCACATCAGCCAACATCAAGCACGCCCAACGCTTGGCGTCCGAGATCAAGGACAAGATCCGGCTTGGCGTTTTCTCAATGGCCGAGTACTTCCCAGCGAACGGGGATACCGGCTCCCTTACCGTGGCCGACCAACTCGGCCTCTGGCTCGGCGCCCAGCGCCTGGAAAACTCCACCCTGGCCGGCTACAGCAGCGCGGTGAAGTTCTGGACCGGCAATATCGGTGCCAAGCCGGCCAAGGCCCTGCTCCACAGCGACGTGCTCACCGCCCTGGCCGCCCGCCCTGACCTGAGCGGCAAGACGGTGAACAACTACGTGTCGGTGCTGCGCGAGGCGATGGAATTGGCCGTGCTGGACAAGGTCATCCCGACCAACCCGGTAAACGGCGTGCCGCGCGCCAAGCACCAAAAGCAGCCGGCCGACCCGTTCACCCAGGCCGAGGCCGAGGCGATCTGCGCCTACATGGCAAAGCACTACCACGCCCAGGTTTCGAACTACGTGGAATTCAAGTTCTTCACCGGCCTGCGCACGTCCGAGAGCTTTGGCCTGCGCTGGCCGAACGTGGATCTGGCTTCGAAGTACATCATGGTGGCCCAGGCGGTGGTGCGCGGCGAAGACAAGGACACGACGAAGACCCACGTCGCCCGCCCGGTCCTGCTCAACAGCCGAGCCCTGGCCGCAGTAAAACGGCAGGCAGAACACACCAGGATTGCCGGAGAGCACGTTTTCCTGGATCCCCGATACGGTACTGGCTGGACCGAAGAACGCGCGTTCAGGCGCAGTTTCTGGACGCCGGCCTTGAAGGTGCTGGGAATACGGTATCGGCCGCCCTACAACACCCGCCACACCTACGCGACAATCATGCTCATGGCGGGAATGACCCCGGCCTTTTGCGCGAAGCAGCTGGGGCACAGCGTCGAGATGTTCCTGCGCACCTACAGCAAGTGGCTTGACGGCGGTCAGAATGACCTGGAAATGCAGCGCATGGAGGCAGCGCTTTCAGGGAAGAATTCAGGGAAGAAAACGGGCAAAGCAGGGTAGCTGACGGGTACCTCTCAGAGGGAAGGATGCCCCACGGTTATCCCTGCGTTGCCTATGGGCAGGGTTCGAGTCCCATCAGCCACCCCACCATTCCCCCTCTGTAGCGCCACACTTCCCGCAATCTCAGGGAAGAATCAGGGATGAAAAAAGGCCCGCGCCTTGCCTGACGCGGGCCTGTGAGGGGCCGGGGAGAAACGTGAAAAGACCCGGCCGGGAGACATTCGATTCAGGGCGGCGGCGCGCGTATGGTCAGGGCGTCGGCCCGGCAGCTGGCGTAGGCGATGTTGATTTCGTCGCCAGCGTCGGCGAGCTCGAGAAGTAGCTCTTCAAGCGGTTGTGAAACCAGCCCGCCGGCTTGGGCTCGGTCTGCTGCACCACCGTCGGCGCCGGCGGCAGCTGGGCCCTGGGTGTCACCACCACCGCCCCCACATCCGGCGGCGAACGGGTCGCGCAGCCCTGGACCGCCAGCAGCGCGAGACTTAGCCCGCAGATCAGCGCGCAGACCAGCCACGGTTTTAGCGTTTTCGGCATCGGTTTTCTCCTGTGCGGCGCGAGCGGCGCCGAGTTGTCGCTCGAGTTCGAGCACCTTGAGGGTTTCGCTGGCCAGCAGGCCGGCGGCTTCGGTCTTCTGGCGGCCGATCGCCACCTCCCAGCGCTGCGCCTCGGCCTTCTCGGCGCTGTTTGCGCGCCATTCGCCGTATCCTACGAAGCTGGCCAGGACAGCCAGGATCACGACGCCCAGCACGATCCAGCGCGTGGGGGTGAGCCAGTCCAGGATGGCGTTCATGCCGGCGCCCTCCCGATGCAGCGCTCGTATTCACCCTGCCTGCGGATCATCAGGCCGCGCAGCACGCGCCCGCCAGCCCGGTCCCAGCGCAGGATCTGCTTGCACGCCCCGGAGTAGTCGCCGCTATTCAGCAGGCGGACCAGCGTCGATCCGCAAAAGTTGGTCGGCCCGATGTTGTAGGACAAACTGATGAAGCTGTCGTACTCGTACTGGTGCAGCGGAACCTTGACGCACTGTTTCACCGCGCCCTCGTACTTCGCCACGTCCTGCAAGGCTCTGGCAACGGCCTTCGGCGGCGTGATCCGGTCGCCCAGCTTCACGCCTTCCGTTGTCCCGAAACCCAGCGTAGGCACGTCGCCAGGCACAGGGATGATGGCACGGTCCGAGTAGCCCTCCTGCAGAACCAGCCCGCCGAAAGCCATCGCCGACAGGCTCAGGGATGCGATGAGGATGCGCGGGTTCACGCGGTCAGTCATCACCGCTTGCCCATCCGAAAATCGTATTCAGCCTGCTCGCGTTGGTCGCGCCTGCGTTGGTAGTGCCACGTCAGCAGCAAGCCAATCACGCCGATGATCAGGCCGCCGATCATTCCGATGGTGTTCGCGTCCAGACCAAACAGAAAAGCCCCACCGCCGCCGCCGTAGGTCATGCTTTTGGCTATCGTCTCGTTCATGATCCGGTCCTTAACGTTGAATTCCACTCGGGTCAAATGCGCCGATCAGCCACGGCAGCGGCAGGCGCGGGTCGATCAGGCGCAGCAGCGCGCCGGCACCCTCTGCCTTGTCGTTCGTTTGTGGGCTCATGCGGTTCCTTTTCAGCGCAGGGCGCTCATACCAACCGGATCTGCACCGCGCCGCCGTTGCGGTACAACTCATTGATCTGAACACCACCAGTCGCTGCCGCAGCGTCGTTCGCGTAATTGCCCAGGCCACCCGAGAACTTCAACTGGTCCTGAATCTGCACGCCGTGCGCAACAGGTGAGCGCGACTGGTACACGCGCAGCCGCCCGACCTTGATTTGGCCGGTTGACACGCCACGCAGGCGGAAGCGGAACGTGGCACTCGATGCCAGACCCAGGTTGAAGCGGAACGTCTGCCAGGTTGCGGGCGCCTTGCAGCGCCTCTCCCAATACACAGAAGACCCGTTGTAGACATCGGCCAAGATGTACGTCACGGGGGAGGCACTGCCCTGCTGCAAATCGAATTCGATCCACAGCGGCAGCCCGGCGATGGGTGCCGTGGTCAGCGAGCCGAACAACTCCGCATTGTTCACCACTGAGAATTCAGCGGCGTCCGCGCCACCGCTTGCATCGGTGAGGTCTCCGACCTTGGCCGCAGTGCCCGCCAGCCCAATTGAGCGGATGCGCGTGGTCAGCAGGTCCACGTACCCCACCCGGCCGCCGTTCATCGCGAGGTAGTTATTCGGCACCGTGGAATCACCTTCGGTGATGCCTGTCGGATCGTCCATCATGATGCCGGAGAACCCCACGTTGCACACCCGAGTGGGTAGGACGGTGATGCCCTCCTCCGAGTAGTTCGACCCGATCAAGATATTCTCGAAGGGGGAGTCAACGTACGGCGTCTTGCCGCGGTGCAGCAGGTACGACGGCTGTGAGCCCGTTAAACTGTTGTCGCGGATAGAGCTTCCGCGCAGGTTGCCCGAGACGTCATACAGCAGCGGGCCGTTACCCGTCGCGCCGCTGATCTGGTTGCCGTCGATGTTGATCTGGAACGTGCCCGACTGCGCCAGAGTGGTGAAGTCCGGCAGCTTGTCGCCGTTGTAGGTGCCCGCCAGTTCCGGAACCACCATCACGCGGTAGTCCGAGGCGGCGAGGTTCTCGTTGCCGAACTTGTTGTCGTTGATGAACGGGGCGTTGAAGTTGTTGCCGGTTGCCCAGATGGAAGCGCGCGCGGTGCCGGAATCGAACTGGATGAAATCGTTGCCGGACACCGACAGCACGCCCGAGCGGTCCAGCTTCAGGTGCACCTTGTTGCGCAGGAACGAGTTGGAGTCGATGTGAGACATGTCCGAGTTTCGCGATAGGGCGATCCCCACCGTCCCCGTACTGTTGGCGCCATCGAATTCGTTGCGCAAGATGTCCCAATACGGGTTATCGTTGTGGTTCGTGTTGATCGCGCACTGGGTATAGGCAGTAAATCGGTTGTCGCAAATCAGCTTGCGGCGGCCAACTAGGGTTCCTGTGTTGCGATTGCGGATCGCGCCCAGGCCGCCAGAGAAAGTGAAGCCACTCACGTGCAGGGCGTCGAATGGGGACGCATTGGGGTCAAGCCAATACTTTCCAGCGCCGATCAGGATGGTGGTGAGATCGCGCCCGGCGCCTTCGGCGCGCATGTCACCGGCCCGAGTAATTCCGGTGCCGTTGTAAACGTAGGTCCCGGGCGGGTAGTACACGTTCGCGAAGGCGGCGTGAGTCGAATCGATTGCGGCCGTGTCATCCGTCACCCCATCGCCAACAGCGCCGAAGTCCTTGACGCTCACGCGCTCGCGCATCTTGTCCTGCGCGGTTCTTTCGACAGCACCGGCGCCGCTTTGAAGAAACGCTATCAGAGCGGATGAGGCGGCCAACGCCTTGCGGAAGGTGAGCGGAGAAGTCCCGATCACCACCGGGTCAGCGGTTGTCAGCTCCCAGTAGCTCGGCCCATCGATGCCGGCAATCACCAGCACGATGGTTCCCTTGACCGCATCGCGCGCGCCGTCGAAGTCGGGCGTGCGCTGCCACGCCGAGGTGCTCACCGTGTAGATGCCGTTGAAGACCGGGTCGGCCTGGTTCTTCACCAGCACGCGGTCATCCTCGACCACAGCGACGCCGTCGATGGTCTGCTCACCGGACAGGGTGATGTTGACCGTCGTTGCGACGCGGCAAGGAGGTTTGACGGCCACCGAAGTGGTCAGGCCATAGAGGCGGTCGGTTGCGGTAGCGGGCATGGGGATTCCTTGGCGCGACAGGCGCGCAGAAACGCCGAAGGCCTCCGGGTTAGGGGAGGCCTTCAGGTGTGGGCGGGGATTTGCAGAGGCGACTTCGCCCCTGAGGTGTCGAGGGCGCTGCGTTAAAAGCGCCCTGGTGTCGAGTTGTTCATCAGCCCTTGCGCGGGCGGTTCAATTGTCCAAGCTTTCTGTTACAGGTGCAATGGTTGGATCAGTCCTTCGGCGGCGGGCCGAAAAACAGTGACTGCGGGCCGGCTCCATCCTGCCCCTCGTCCCAGGCTTTCCAGCCCTTGTAGGAGCGCATCGCCTGCACCGTGGGGATGCCGAAGGCCGAGCCCATGAGGTTGATGTAGGCCATCACCGCGGGCTCGTCGATCTCGCCTTGGAGGGTCTGCTTTCCGGCCTTGCCGAGGTCGCCAATGATTCGCCCCACCGGCGGGCCGGCGTAGTCGAAGCCCGACACGGCGCCGGCCAGCTCGCGAATCCCGACCACGGTCCCCATGAGGTAGCCAAGCTGCCACTCCGCGATGCGGCGCAGCATGGCCTTGTCGTCGTCACCACCACCGCCCTTGAGCGCGAACATGAGCAGCGAAGGGATGATGGCCGGGATCACCATCAGTAGGGCCATGTCGCCCAGCCAGCCCGCCACTGCGGCCGCGTTCTTGAAGTTGGTGGCGGCCGTGCTTTCGGCGGCGAGGTTGAGCGTGACGGAAAAGTAGCTGTAGAACTGCGTCAGCATCGGGTGCTTGCGCTGCACTTCGGCCAGGTCCTTGGTCTGCCCTCCGCCCTGCGACTCGAGAACCGCGCGATCGGCCATGGCCACGGCTGAGGCTTCGTCCAGGCCCTGAGCGGTCGATTTTTCGTACTGCCCGACCCAGGTCGGCACGTCGGCCACCATCTGCATTTTCTGCATCAGCACGAACAGGCCGCCGTCCACCACCTGCATGGTCTTTGACTTGCCGGCCACGCTGCCGCGGATCTCGCGCAGTTCGCGGTTGAAGGTCTTGGCGCGCAGCCGCATGAAGTCCGACTTGCCGTTGATCCAGCCGATGGTGTTTTCCATCCGCATGGCATCGCCGCCCCAGCGCGCCATGCCGCGCAGCACGTGCCGGCCGCCGATGCGGACGATGGATTGCGTCAGCCCGAAGGGTTGCAGGAACGCCGTGGTCAGCGATGCGCCCATGGTCGCGCGCGAGACGTTGGACCGCATCATCAGCATCGCTTTGTCGATGTCGGTCATTGGCGTTGCATCGGCCGTAGCGATGCCGAGCACGTCGTCGCGCATGGACTTGAGCACCTTGGGGCCGTAGTGGGCCCGGATGGCCGCGACCACGCCCTCATCGCTCAGGAACTTGTTGGTATCGATCAGCCATTCATGCCAGGCCAGGTCGTGCACCACCTGGGTAACGTGCTGGGTGATGACGTTCAGGTCCTTGCGCACCGCGCGCTTGACCTCCTTCAGCCGTTCCTTCGTGTGGCCGCGCCGGGTGGTGGCCCGGGTGACAACCCCCTGCATCATCTCCTTGGCGGCCTGGGCGGCCTCATGAGTGTCGGCCCGGTCGCTGCGGTCGGTGTCGTACTTCAGCGGGTAGTAGCCGCCGCGCATTGCCACCGCGGTGCCGTCCGAGGCGATCGCCGTAAACGGCAGGGCCTCGACCTTCTCCGGCTCGACGCCGGTCAGGCGCTTTTCCTTGGCGGCGATCTCGTCCCAGTAGCTGTCCAGGTAGGCCCAGACGCCGTTGACGAACTCCAGTTCGGCCGGGGTCAGCGTCTTCAGGATGGCGCGCACCTGGCCGTCGCCCCACCGGTCGCCGTCCATGATCCGCTGGCGGTTGGCCTCGTTTCCCCAGTTCAGGGCCACGGCCAGCCGGCCGCCGCGCGTCAGGCTGGCGTTGATCTCGGGGATGAACAGCTTGGAGCGGTAGCCCGTGATGCCGCCGCGCATCTTCAGCAGCGGCGCGTACAGATCGCGCAGCGCCATGGTGGCCTTTTCGAGCATCACGTCTTCCATCGTGCCGCGCTCGTTCATGGCCCGGCCGATGTTCTCGTACATCGGCCCGTGGTCCTTGTTGCCGTCCATCTGGCGGAACAGGCTGGCCAGCTTGCGATGCGAAGCTGCGACGCCGGCGAACAAGTCTGCAACCGGGTTCGGCCCCTCCAGATTGACCGGCCGGGCCTTGCCGCCGTGGGCGACGATCGAAGCGACCATCTCGGCCGCGACTGTGTCGAACTCGCGCTGGTCGCGCGCCAGCAGCAGGCGGTTCTTGAGCCGCCCCTGGTGCTCGATCTGCTTGATGGTGTCGCGCAGGCCCCGCAGTTCCTCGACGGTCATGTCCTTGAAGGATTGCTTGCCCGCGGATTCCAGCAGCTGCTCGGGCACGTTCGGCTCCAGGCCGGCCTCCTTCTGCTCGGCGTACCATGCCGCGAAGCTCTTTCGCTTGTCGATCTCCTTCAGGCTGGCCGGCTTGAAGTCGAACCGCTCCAGCAGCTGCTCGATCTGGTCCTGGTAGCCGGCGTCGATCGATTTCACCCGCTTGTCGAACTTGCGGAAGTAGGCCTGCGCGGCCTTCACTTCGGCCTGCGCCTCATAGGCGGCCGTGGTCGCGTAGCCGTTGATCAGCTCGTTGCGCTTGTGCATCGCCGCCTCTTGGGTGCTCTTGCCCAGGGCCTGCTGCGCCAGCTTGGCGCTTCGGGCCTGGGCGGCGCTGTACTGCGACGGGCGAAGATCGCGCACGCGCTGGCCGGCGATCACCTGATAGGCGTATTCCTTGGCGGCGCGGGCCATCACGTTGATGGTGCTGCGCGCGCCCTTCTTGACGTTGTTGGCCTTTTCCATGGCCTGCAGTTCGGTGGCCACGATGCGCGCGCGCAGCTCGTTGTGCACCGCCTCATCGGCCGCCTGCGCCAGGGCCTGCGGGCTGGCGATGTCGCCGTGGGTTTCCAGCATCTGCCGGTCGGTCAGCTCCTCGATCACGGTTTGCGGGGACGGGGCAGCCGCCAGGGCCTGGACCAGCTCGTCGCCGGAGCTGAAGCCGGGGATGATGTCGGCCACGATGTCGGGGTCCATGCCGTTCGTGTCGCTGGTCATGTGCCGCTCGGACAGGGTTTTCCACTGCTGCGGGTGCGTTTCCTTCAGGAAGCTGGTGCGCAGCTTGCCGGACTGGCGCACGGTGTCGATGGTCTCGGCGGCCTGAATGCCGGGCTCGACGCGCAAGCCCTTGCCGGTCAGGAACTGCCAGGCCTGGTAGACGGGCCGGCTCATGACATCGGCGCGCACCTCGCGCTCGATCTCCATGCGCATCTCGTCCACTTCGGCCTGCCGGGCCTTGAGCGCCTTGTCGCGCGCGCGGCTGAGCCACTTCATGTCCTTCATCAGCCGAGCGTCCAGCTCCGCGCTGGCTTGGGCGGCGGACCGTTCGGCCAGGGCCTGATAGTCGGCGTATTCGGCGGCCGTCATGCCGGCGGCCTCTGGCGACTGGAAAAGCGGCCCCATCGCGCGCTCGTCCCGGGCCTCGGTGATCGCCTGATCACTGGCCAGCATGCGGTCCATGACCTGCCGCACATCGTCGGTGAGGCTCACATTCAAGCCGGTGAGCGTCTTGTAGACCGACACCAGCCAGGAACGGAATTTGGAGAACAGCGCCTGGAGCTCCTGGCTCGGGGCCTTGCCCTCCATCAGATACCGCTCGAACCCGCGGGCCCATGTTTCGTGATGATCGCGTTTCTGCTCCAGCGTCATGGACAGCCACTCGGACAACGCCGATTGCTGCGCGGTTCCCTTCACCCCGAGCCATGTCAGGATGCGGTCCATGTCGGCCACGATGCCGCGCTCGCCGTCGCTGACCGATGCGCCGGCGTTGATCTGGCCCTGAATGCGGGCGACCAGGTCGGCCTGGACCTCGAGGAAGAAATGCCCGGATTCGTGCAAAAAGGTCGAAAGATCGGCGTTTTCCAGCAGCGCGATCACGCTCGGGCTGGCGGTGATGTCGTCAGCGAAGGACAGGACGCCACGGGAGGGCTGATGAAGGATGTTCGGATCGCTGCTGTCGAACGTGCCGCGGTTACCGACGGCCGACTTGATGTCCTTTGGGTTCCAGACCGCTATCGCGTTTTCCATCATGGTGTCGTGGATACCTGACCAGCCATCCGCCGTGGCGGCAGCCTCTGCGCCTTCCCACCCGTGCTTGTTGACGTAGTCGGTCCACTGCATGTTGGTCAGATACTTGCCCCGGGCGTAGACCTCCATGATGCGGCCGCCCTTTTCGGGCTTGTAGCCCATGGCCACCTCGCGATCGTCGCCAAGGTAAACCGCCGGCCCCATCGCGCCAGAGGCGCTGCGCTTGAACGTTGTGAAACCCTTCGCGCCGGTTCCGTGGTACAGCACCATCGGCGATCCGTCCGCGTTGCGCAGAGTCGACTCGTCGCCGAACCACTTCTTGAAGGCTTCAGTGCTGTCCTGGTTCAGCTCGCCCCGCGCGGCCTGCCCCTCTTCCGTCCGCGCCGCTGCCACCATAACCTGGCCGCCGCCCTCGGCCCGCTTGCCCACTTCCAGCCCGCGCTGGGCCAGCACCAGCATGCCGTGCAGTTCCGCCGTGGTGAACTTCACATCGATTCCGAGACCGCGCAGGAAATCCGCGATCTTGGCGTAGACGCTCTTGACGAACTCGAAGCCCGGCTTGAATTGGCCGTTCTTGTCGATCGCCTGCTCCACCACCCGCGCCGCGATCTCGTCGGCCTCCAGGTTGGGGCTGAGATCGAACTGGCCCTTCTCGTCGACGTAGGCGCGGCGGATGTAGGACTGGATCTTCTGCAGCTCCTTGTTGTCGGGGAGAGCCGACTGGATTTTCCCCATCAGCTCGGCCCAGCCCTCGCGGCCCAGCATCTCGCGCAGGCCGTAATGGGCGATGGCTTCATGCGCCAGGGTGCGGCCCACGGTTTGGCGGACCTGCATGCTGTCCGCATGGGCGCCGGCCACCACCCAGACCTTGCCCTTGAAGTACAGCCCGCGCACGTCGCGCGGCGCCGGAATCGGCAGGTCGCGATGGGTCGGCACCACGGTGACCTGGGGACCGTTCTTCCAGCCCGCCATGAGCTCGCCCACCACCTTCTGGGCCTTCTCCAGGGGGAGACCGTTGCCGATGGCTTCGCTGCGCCGGAATGCGGCTTCTCCCTGGTTCGGCGTGTTTGCGCCGCCACTATCCGGCGCGGGGGATTCATTCGGAAGAATCTCGCTCAGCTTTTTCCGGGCTTCGTCCAGGCTGCTCTGAGTGATCTCCCTGGCAACTGGGTCGGTGATTTTTCTGAGCCTAGCCTCGTCCGTCTGGATGCTGTCCTCCAGGTCAAGGGCCTTCGTGAAGCCTGCGTCTATCGCGCGGAGCACGTCTAGGCTCGCCTCCTCCAGCAACCGCTTCGGCTTGATCAGCGCGTAGCCATCGGAGTCCGTACCAACGCGATCACCCAAATAGACACGCGGAACGCTGCGGGCATCCTGCATCCTGAGAAAACCATATTCAGACACCCTTTTCGCAATATCGACGGGGTGCATATCGCCAGTGATTTCGACTGCGGAAAGCCCGTCATGGGTAGTCCCGGCAACAAAATCTCGACTGTTCTGTGGCCCAGAGAGATCACGCGCTGATGTGGGCGACCAACGAACGTACACGCTTCCGTGCTGTTCCGCTAACGATTCAATCTGCGAGATGAACGCCTTGCCCGCCGAGAACGTGGCTTGGCTCAGTTTGCGCGCTGCGCCCGAGGTTTTGTCGTCGGCAGAGCGCCCGCCTTGAGATTTGCCGACGACATCCTTGCGGCTCGCCATGGGGTCATTTTGCTCCAACTGCTGCGCGCCCGCCCCTTCCTTGCCGGCCACGTGCAGCCCATACTGCTGCGCCAGCTCGGGCAGAGTCTTGCCGGTGCGCTCGGCTTGCGCGGCGTAGAAGTTGGTCAGCAGGCTCGCATAGGCCTTGTTCACCTCCGGGCGGAACTTGCCGGCGGCGTCCAGCTGGTTCTGGAATCCCTGGCGCATCTGCTCGAGGGCCTGGCTGGTCTCGGCGTTCTGCGTCTCGCTGGTGAGCGCGGTTTCGACTTCCTTCTGGATGTTGGCCCCGGCGCCCTTCAGGAAGCTCTGCGCCTCGGCCCGGCTCATCGCTTCCGGGTTTTCCCTCAGATGGTCGATCAGGCCCGCGGTGATGTTGGACGGCGTGGCGGCGAATTCCGCGAGCGGCACCCGAATATCAGCCCCGGGCACATGCTGCGCGGCCTCCATCTGGTCGGCCACCGCAGGGGCGAAAGCGCGCAGTTGCTCAATGGAAATCGCGCTCTGATTCAGGCTGTTCGCCAGCTGCTGCGCGTCGATGTAGAACTCGGTCGGGGTATTCCCTGAGTCTGAGACTTCGGCGACGAATTGCTTGAACGCCTCGGGGTCGCGCTCGCGCAGCTTCGACTGCTCGATCAGGCCGGCGAACTCCTGCGCGCGGGTCGCGGACTGCTCGGCGCGCTGGGCTTCACCGTCCCCCTTCGCCATGCGGCCCATGGCCTTCTCGACGGCCTTTACGGCGCCGATCTGCGCGGTGCCGCCCACCAGCGTGGCGATGACGGTCTCAGCCAGCGCCGCCGGCTGTTCCTGGACGAAATCCGCGACGCTCTTTTCGGGGTTGAGGTTCGTCCACTCGTTGAAGTTCTGCCACAGCGTGGCCGCCATTTCTCCGGGGACTTCTTTCGCCAGCTCGTACATGAACAGCTTGCCGGCGCTGGCGCCCGCCTTGATCTGCTGCAGGAAGCCAGCGGCGCCCAGGAAGCGCTCGGTGATGACTTCCGCCGTGGCGTCCTGGACGGCGTAGGGAATGGCGCGCGCGGGGCTCAGGCCCTGGTCGCGGGCCTTGCCGTAGGACTGACCGGCGGTGATCACACCCAAGGCCCCCAATAGAAGTCGCTCACCTTGCGCAGCGAAGCCGAGTGGGAGCACCGCCAGGTTCTGACCGGCCGATTGCAGCCCGGAATAGACCCCACGCTCCAACGTTCCGGCGTCAGCGCCGGGTGGCGGCGCGACATAGTCGCGCACCATGCGCGACTGCGCCGCCTGGTCACGCAGGAACCCGCCGGCCTTGTCCAGGCCGAGCAGTTCGAGCGGCGCAGCTGCCGCCTCATACGCACCGGCGCCCAAGCCCGGGCCGAAGCCTGAGGCGAGGATCCGGCCGCCGCGCGCGACGTCCGATAGCAACCCGCCGCCCAGCGAGCCCGGGGCGCTGACGGCGTACTTGCCGACATCCACGGCTGCGCCGCCGAGCTTGCGCACCGCGTCTTCAATGGCGGTCAGGTTGCCGACATCGTCATGGGCGATGCGCGCGTTGTCCAGGGTGCTCAGGTACTGCGTGGTGCTCGGGAACTTCGCGGCCAGCTCGTCGTAATCCGGGGCGCTGACCTGCTGCTTCACGGCGTCCTTGTTGTCGCGCACCGAATCCACGGGAATCCCGGCCTCGCGCGCCAGGCGCTTGTATTCGGCCTCCGCGTCCGGGTTGGCGCCGGCGGCCAGGGTCATGCTGGTGCGCACCGCCTCTTCGGGCTTGCGGGACTGCAGGTAGCCCGCGACGGCCGCCGCGGTGTCGAATTGATCGGTCATCGGGCCGCCGTCTTGAGTTTGAAGTAGGCGCCCAGGAGATCGGCGTCGGTGGGTTCGATGCCGTGCTGCTTGAAGTCCGCCTTCAGCCGCGTCTTGACGTCGCTCGGGATGTCGCCCGGCTTCATCGCCAGCAGGCGCTGCGAACTGGTGCCGGTGCCGATGCCCAGGAATGAGGTTTGGAAGGTGACGTTCCTGGCGAACAGCTTGTCGATGGCGTCCGTCATCTGCGCGTCGTCGAACTTCTTGCCGGCGGCCTGCTGCGCCTGCAGCACGTTGCTCCAGACGAATTGCCGGATCGCGCCGACCTGTTGCGCGCCGCTGGTCGCATCCTTGGGGGAAGGATCGATGCCGAGCTGCTGCAGCCGGTTGTTCAGGATGCCGTTCACCGCGGTGGTGTCCAGATCGGACGGGCCCTTGGTGCCGGGGTCCTTGTTCAACAGCTTGCCGCGGCGCAGCGCCATCTGCTGGGCGTCGCCTTCGGACAGCTGCCGGCTGTGCACGTAGAACTGGGCGTCGGTCATGCCCTTGAGCCAGGCGTCATCGGTGGCCATCTTCTGGAACATGACCGGGTTCGTGATGTCGTCGCCCTTGGCCACCTTCTGGCCGAAGGACATCACGTTGTCGATCTTGTCAGGCGGGATGTTGGCGCGCAGGCTGGCCGGCAGGTTGGAGTACCGGCCGCCGTTCTGGGCCAGCCACTGCATTGCGGCCGCAGTGTTCTGGTCCTCGGTCTGCTTCTTGGCCTTGAGCATGTCCTCGTACTGGCGGCTGACCTCGTCCAACGCGATCTTGCGGCGCTGCGGCTGGTCGACCGGGATTTGGGTGCGCACCTGTTCGTGCAGGCTGGCCAGGGTGGGCATGCTCGGGGCGCCGCCCCCGTCGCCGAACTGCTTGGAAATCTTGGCGACATAGGCCTGGGTCTCGGCCGGCAGCTTCGCCAGCCAGTCGCCGCCATCCTTCGAAGCCTTGTCGATCGCGTCCTGCACGGCGCCGGGCCCCGCGTTGTAAGCGGCCAGGGCCTTGGGCACGTCGCCCGAGAACTCGCGCACCATGGCGCCCAGGTAGTCGCGGCCCACGCGGGCCCGCTCGTCGGCGCTGTCGTTCTGGGCCGGCTTGACGCCGAACCCCGGATCCTTGTTCGTGCCGTCCAGGACCTGCATTTCGCCCTTCGCTCCCTTGGCGGAGGTGAGCAGCGTCTTGCCGTCGGGGCCGAAGCGCTGGCCGCCAGACTCGGTGCCCATCACAAGATTGGTGAGGCGCCCCATGTCGGTGGGCTGCACGACGGGCTTGAGGGCGGTATCCACCACCGTGGAAGCAACCACCAGACCCTGCCGGGCGTCCACCGCCTTGCCCACGGCCGCCTTGGCCCGCAGCATGTCCTCGACCTTCATCCCGCCCGCATTGGCCTTGAGGTACGCCTCGGCCTCGGTGGGCTTGTCCTTGTCCAGCAGGAGGTTGATGGTGGCAACGCTGGCGCGGCTGGAGATGTCGTTGACCGCGGCGCTGATCTCCTCCTCGCTCTTGCCGCGGGACTTGAGGAACCCCACGGCGCGGGTCTGCGCCAGCTTCGTTTCGGCCTGCGCGGTGTTGATGTCGCCGGCATCCACCAGCAGCGCCGTGCGGCTCAGGCTGGAATCGATGTCGGCCTTGAACTGGCCCTCCTCGTATACCTGCCGCTGCTGGAGGGCATGGCGATCGACGAAGTTCAGCGCCTGGTCGCGCCGCGAGGTGATCATCTCCTGCACGGCTATGCGCTGGCGCGGAGAGGTCAGGCCCTGCCCGAGGGTCTGCGCGAAGTCGTCGAAGCTCTTGGGGACGGTGGTGGGCAGGTCGAAGGCATCGCTTCCAAGCTTGGCCGCGGCGCCGTTCTTCGGGTCGTACAGGTTGGTGCGTTCCCAGTCGTCGAGCTTGCGGCGCACGGCGAAGACCGCCGACGCATCAGCCTCCTGCTGCTGACGCTGCGCCATGTCGTCGCCGGCCTTGAGCATGGTGTTGCCCAATTGCTCGATCGCACGGCCCGGTGCTGACAGGTCGGCCGAGGCAATCGCCCGGCCGCTTTGAACGATGCGCCGCTCTCCCAGTTTTGGCATGGTCGCCATCAGAGCCCCCGCCTGCGGCCGTTGTAGGCAGAGCCGACACCTTCGGCGTAGCCGTCACTGGCGCCGAACCCGCCGCCACCATACTTGCCGAACATCGAGGATCCGGTGCTCAGGATGGTGCTGGCCGACTTGTAGTTCGCCGCCGTGCGCGCGGCCTGGCCCTGGAAGCGCAGCGAGGCCGCCTGCCCTTCCCGTCCCAGCGCGCCCTCTTCGCCCTGGTACATCGAGGTCAACGCCGCGTATTCGCCCTCGCCGGCAATCTTTCCGGTGAGGTCCATGACGCTTTCGTCACCGCCCCCGCCTCCTGCCAGGGCCTGTATCCGCGAGTTGGCGAGACGCGCCTGGCGCTGGTCCTCCAGACCCTGGCGCTGCGCCGTGGCGCGGGTCTGGCCGGCCTGCTGCTCGAGCTGCTTGCCCTGGAACTCGGCGTTGGCCTGCTCAGCCTTTGCGGACTGCTGCTGGCCGATGATGGAGACGGCGGCGCTGGCGGCCATCAGTAACAGCCCTGCTACTGCCATTTATGTCCTCCCGTTCTTGAAGCAGTACTGGCGCCCAGCCACCTGCTCGAAACCGACTCGCTCCAGGAAGGCCCTGGAGTTGGGATACTGCTCGTCAGCGACCGCGAAGATCGGCGCATTGATGCCGCGCATCAGGCCCTGCATCATCCTGGTGATGCGCATGATCGACAGCGGGTATTGCTGGCCGCCCTCCTTCATTTCGGCGAAGGCGATGATGGAGTGGGCCATGTAGATGAGCCCGGTCATGCCCAGCACCTCGCCGTCTTTCTCGGCGACGAATCCGCGCACCGACCGGCCGATGTCCTCCATGTGCCAGTAGCCGACCAGGTCCTCGCGGGTGAGCGGGCGGATGTTCATGACGTGCTGTTCGAGCTCATGCCGATCACGGCCGCCAGCAGGGTGCAGGGCCGCGGGGCGCTGGCCTTGAGGCAAAGGCGGGTGTCAACGCCCCACTCGCCCGGCAGGGAAAACGCCTCGTAGTTGTATTCCTGCCAGACCGCATCCGGGTCGACCACCGCATAGGCCTCCACCAGCGGGAGATCGTCCATCGTGGTGAAGTCCTTGCCGTACTGGATGCCCATCGGATGGGTGTCGGCCAGCACCAGGGTAAGCGAATGGGTGTTCTTGCGCGCGCCCAGGGCCGACTCGCCCGGGGCCGCCACGTAGGCCAGCTTGGTGCTCCTGTAGCGCGCCTCATAGGTCAGGCCCACCACGGCCCCCACCGGCATGCCGGCAGCCGCGCCACCGCTCACGGTGACGGCGTCGTAGGCTTTGCCCGCGTACCAGCCGACGACGCTTTCGCCCTCGAGGTGGGCGAGGTTGGAGCCGTTGTACACCACGTAGGAATCGGCCAGCTTGTTGACGGCGCCTCCGATGCATTCGTCCTCGCGGGCCCAGCGCTCCAGGTAGCGCTTCGCGGAACCGCCGATGGTGCGCTTGACCACGTAATAGACCGCCTCCTCGCCGTCGCTGCCGGGCAGCACCACCACATCCTCGATAGCACCGTCGGTCTCGACCAGGATCCAGCACTTCACGTCCTCGGCCTTGTCATAGACCAGGAGCGCCACCTTGCCGTCGCTGCGCACGCAGTGGATCCGGGTGTCGGGCTGGCGCTGGATGGCAAAGGCCGTGATGCCGGGCTTTCCGATGTCGGGCGCCAGGACGGAGAGGTCGTCGAGCGCGTAGTTGCTGTTCGACTCAATCGAGCCGCCCATGCTGAGAACCTTGTAGCCGCCGCGCTGGACGAACAAGGCGGCATCGTCGAGCTTCACGGCCGGGACGCGCGCGGTGCCCTGCGTGACGGCCGACTTGGGGTTGAAGTTGGTCGGGGTCAGCGGCTCGTCGAACGAGTTGGAGCGCCCCGCCACCACGGAGCCATCGGTGCCGGCCATCAGGCGCTGCAGCGGCAGCAGCCAGCTGATGACGTCCACCGGGCCGGAGCCGATCGAGCGGATGATCGGGCCGGCGTCGCCCTCGAAGTCGGGGTCGAAGCTGGGGAAATCGTCGGTGACGCTGCCATACCACTTGTCCTTTCCGGCCCACCACAGGCGCCCCTCGTACAGGGCGACGGCAGAGGGCCAGCCGCGGTAGTCGGACCAGGCGCCCTCGCGCCAGTTCGTGGTGGCCGAGTTGCCCAAGGACCCCAGGGCGCCGAGCCGTTTGATCACCACCGCCTGGGCCGAGAGCGTGCTGGCCACCGAGATGACGCGCACCACGCCGGTGATGGAGCCGTACTGGTAGATCTGCTGGCAGTCAACCGCGCCGGAGGTGTAGTTTCCGGGGTTGATCGCAAGCCGGTAGGCAATGATCTGGTTGTCCAGGGCGTCGTTGAAGGTGACCGTCCCCGGGGCCGTGTAGGTGGTGGCCGTGTCCTCCCAGACTCCCGTGTCGCCCACGCTGCGCTGCAGGGTGATGGTGGCGACGAAGATGCCGGCGATCGACACCGTGAAGTTGCGGGTATCGCCCACGCCGGTGACCAGGATCTGGTGGCCCTGCTGGTCCGCACCGGTGAAGACGTTGTCCACGAACTGTCCTTCGGACTCGAGCCGGAACAGCGCGCCCACATGGGACGCCTGGAACAGCGGGGCCGAGGCGGTGAGCGTGGTTTCTCCCTCCACCGTCGAATTGGAGATCGTGGTGGGAGAGGTGTTCTGGACCAGGAACGGCCCGTTGTCGCATTCGTACAGAGCAACGGACCAGGAGGTGGTGCCGCGGCGCTCGATGCGGCGCTGCTGCACGCCGTTGCAGGCGACGAACATCACGTCGCCGCTCTGGTCCTTGCGAACCATCGGCAGCATGGCCTCGGTCCAGGGGGTGGGCAGCTCCAGCGCGCCAGCTCCCTCGATGTTCACGCTGCTGACCAGGGTCTCGTAGACGCTGCGGCTGATGACGTCGATCGAGATATTTCCGGTCGGGGTGAAGGCCAGCGAATGGGTGCCGGCTCCCAGCGTGACGCGGAAATAGTCCTCCGCGCCGGCGGACGATCCCACCAGGACGTCGACGCTTCCGCGCGTGACAACCACCCGCAGCGCGTGCACCACGCCTTGATCGCCGGCCGCGACCGTGACGGCCTGGCGGCGGCCGGCGGCGTTGTCGCCGGAACCATTCAGGCCCATGTAGCCGCCGGTGACCCACCTCGAGACAGCGGTCCCGACGTCGATGTTGGTCCAGCTGCCCAGGTTCGAGTCGAAGTTGCCATTGGCGGTGACGGTGGACACGGCCGGGCGGGTCACCAGCGCGTCATTGACCCACACGCGCAGGCTCGAGTCGGTGAGCTCCAGCAGCGCGGTATCGTCGGACGCGAAGACGAAATCGAGGTACTTGGCCTTCAGGTTGCTCTTCGAGGCCCCTAGATAGCCCAAGCCTGGCCGCAGCATGGCGCTGCCCAGCACCCGCGGCATCCAGTTCGTCTGCTCCTCGGCCGACATCGGGTAGCGCTTCAAGTCCACGCGCGCCAGCGCCAGCCGGGAGATCATCCCCCGGTTGAAGGCCAGGATCTGCTGTTCGCCCCTCACGCGATCCGGCTCCTGCTGCGGCCGGCGCCCGCGCGGGCCGCGACCCAGCTGCTGGCCGGCAGGAACTTGGCGGGCTCGGCCATCGCGTTCTGCGACTTGGCCTCCACCAGCAAGTCCTTGGCGAGCTGGATCGAATCGACCCAGGCGGTTTTGTTCTGCTTGAGCGCCATCACGATGTCGCGCGCCAGGCAGGCTTCCAGGTACTTTACGAAGGTCTGCGGCCAGCGGCTCATGTCGTTGCCGTAGGCCGCATCGTTGCTCACGTACTTGATGAACAGGGTGTCGAGATCCGCGTACCAGAAGCCGGCCTCGTCCGAGTAGGCGGTAACCGGGACGTTGAAATACTCGTCCTGGCACACCGCCATGGTTCGCACGAAGTCGCCGGGCTTGTTGAAGGCGCGGCGGTAGCCAAAGGGCGGCTCCACCGAAGGGCTGTAGTCGTACTGCATGCCGCGGCAGGCGAAGAACCACTGGCCGGCTTCGAGCGCTCCGTTCACGGCGCCATCGTCCCAGGCGTCGTCCAGCAGGCGCCGCGGCTCGCGGTTCTCTGCCAGGCTGGCCAGCTTTCGCTCGCCCAGCAGCCGCAGCGCTCCGTTGTACAGGGTCAGGCGGGTGGTCATGCGGATCTCGCTTTCTTCATCGAAGCGGCCATCGCGTAAGCGGCGGTGGCCACGGCGTCGAACGGATCGGTTCCGGAATTGCGCGCGTCCTGCAAAAACCGCCGATCGGCCAGCAGCGTCGGGATGGCCTGGGAGGCGAATGCATCGCGGTCAGCTGCAGCTTCGACCGCCGCTGCTACCGCCTCGGCGGTGTGCTGATCGATCCAGACCATCGCCTGCTCGCGCGTGTAGCTCCCGGCCAGCAGGCCGTCGAGCGTTTCAGCGATGGTCGGGATCGGGTCGGCCATGTCAGCGGGCCAGGGTCTTCAGGTGCTCGTTGACCCACAGCTCGGCGTCGGCCTTGCGCGCGATGCCTTCGTGCACGATCTCGTTGTCGCTCAGGCGGATCACCACGTGCTTGAGGGTCGGGCCCTTGTATTCGACCTTGTAGCCCGAGGCCGCGGAGGCCAGCAGGGCGGCCGGTACTTCCGCGGCGGACAGCTCGACGAAGCGCAGCACCGCGACCTTGGCCCAGAGCCGGCCGGACTCGATCACCAGCAGCTCGCCGAAGTACTCGCCGTTCTCGGCGACCACCTCGATGTGGTCGTTGGGCTTCAGGCGCGCGGCGACGTGCGCCCAGAATTCGGGCTTGACGACTTCGTCGAAGGCCACGCCGTTCTCGATCGATGCCTGCCAGACGTTGCGCTCGTAGGCGGCATCCTTGAAGCGCGGGATGATCAGCTTGCGCGCCTCGGTTTTCTTCTCGACTGCATTCATGGTGGTGTCCTGGTGGTGGTTGTGGAAAAGGGAGAGCCCGCGAAGGCCCTCCCCTGCCTGGATTGCGCCGGTTAGGTCAGAGCCGAGACCGTGGCCGCGCCGCCGGCCGTGACAGCCGTCACGCAGCTGACGGAGGTCGCGAACGTGTTGTCGGTTTCGCAGCTGTACACGATGTCGCCGCCCTTCATGCCCAGGTCGGACCCGTTGCTGAAGTAGCCGGCGCCGCGCACGGTCGCGACAGCATCGGTGGAGCGATACGACCAGATCGCGCCGGTGCCGCCGAGGGCATCGACCAGCTTGACGGGCGGGGTGGAAGTGGAATAAGCCATGGTGGGCTCCTGTGAAATTGAGAGGGTGAAAAGGTGGTGGATGAAAGGGCCGAAGCCCCTTCAATCAGGAGGCCGCGAAGCCCGATCCGTCGTGGTTGATCACGCACACGCCGCTGTTTTGCAGCAGCTTGGCGCCCATGTACATCGAGGCGCGTGAGTACGAGTAGTTCTGTTCCTCGTCGTAGCCGACCGGCGTTTCCATGCCCTTGGTGTCCGCAGCGTGGCCGATGGCCGTGCGGTGGTACATGAAGCACTTCTCGGCGGCCGTGCCCGCGCCGGGCAGGTTCGGGTGCACGACGATCATCATGTTGTCGTAGCGGTAGGCCACCGGCTGGTCGCGCCAGTCCGGGCCCGACTCGTACGGCTTGCTGTTCACGTACTGGGCGTTGGAGAACTCCGGAGCCTGCCGCAGGTAGCCCAGGAAGGCCGGCGTCGCCAGCAGCGTGATCCAGTTGTCCCACGGAACCGCGTTGTTGCCCAGGATCACCTGCGCCTTGGTCAGCAGGTTGATGGAGCCCGTGACGGCCGCGCCGGTGTCGTTGGTGGCGGTGTTCAGTTCCGTGATGATCTGGCTGTCGATCTTGCGGTTGATCACGCCCATGGTGGTCTTCTGCATGATCGAGCGCTGGTCGCCCTGGCTGGCGAACACGTTGAAGCCGGTCTTGCGCACCAGGTCGTGCCACTCGGACAGGGTGCAGGTGTTCTGCGTGAGGTTGTCCGAGCGCGCCGGGATCAGGCCGTTCACGCCGCGGGTCACGGCAGTGGCGGCGCCGGAGTCGGCGACCAGGAACACGGCCTGGTTTCCCTTGATCACGGCCTCGGTCACGCAGGTGCCGCGCAGCAGGCTCTGGGTCTGCTCGAAGCCCTGGATGAACTCCTGGCGATATTGGGTCTGGAATGCGGTGTCAGCCATTGTTGGCTCCTAAAGGTTGAGGTTTTTGCATGCCCCAAACTCCGGTTACCCGCTTCAGGATCGCCGGGTTGCCCTTGCGGGGCCGGCGGTGTCCTTGACAGGGCGCAGTCTTCGGCGAACCACCGTCTTGCATGAGGGCGCTTGCGCGGTTACCCCATGCTCCTCGGTGGGCCCGGGTTGCAGCCGGGACTTGGTTGGAAATCATTTGGATTTGCGGTCCCGGGCCGTGACCAGCTCGCGGTAGCGCGCCTGCATCTTGTCGGCGCCCGGGCCTTTCCAGTATTCGGACTGACGGTTGCCCATCAGCTTTTCGATCTTGCCGATCTCGTCGGTGATCGCGCCCATCTGGTCGCCGCCGGCGGGAACCACCGTGGAAACCGGGTTGATCTCCAGGGCGGTGCTCGCCAGCCAGCGCAGCACGTCGGCATCGTTCGCAATGGCCCGGCCGTCGGCGGTGCGCGCGCTCAGGATCTTGTCCTGGATGCCGCCGGGAGCGGTCGCCAGCATGCCGGTGATGGCGTTGACGTTCTTGCGGTAGTCGCCGCCCCACTCGGCCCGCAGGGTGTCCTCCATCTCGGTCTTGTGGGCGACATCGGCCTCGGCGATCTTGGCGGCCTGGGTCTCGACGATCTTGTAGTAGGACTGCACCGCGGCCTGCACGACGTCCGGGCTGGCGTTCTTGCCGTGCATGTCCTTCAAGAACAGGTCGATCATCGGCTTGTCGGCGTCGCCCACCACCAGGCCCTCGGGCATCTTGTAGTCCTCGGGCTTTTCGGGGATGCCGTTCTCGGCGCGCCACTTCGTGACGTCTTCCGGCTTGGCGTCCTTGGGCAGCGTGGACTTCAGCTCCCCGGTGGACAGGCGCTGCTGCAGGGCCTTCCAGGAGTTGTAGACGTCCTTGGGCGAGGACATCCGCTCGAGCTGCTTGTCGGCCTTCTCGCCGGCCAGCTTGACGCGCCAGTCGTCGGACCAGTCGGACTTCGAACCGGCGCCCGCCCCTGCTCCGGCGCCAGCACCAGCACCCTCACCGACGGCGCCAGCGTCTGCGCCTTTGCCGGCACCCGGGGCGCCCTTGCCGTCATCGGCTGCACCTCCGGCACCAGCACCGGCGCCCGCGCCCGCGCCGGCTCCTGCACCTGCACCGCCACCGGCGCCCGGCTCATCCAACATCAGCACGAATCGTTTCTTCAGCATGGCTCACTCCTTCAGGTTTTGCCCTGGCCGGGCGATTTGTTGCGCAAGGCCGCGAGGTCGACCTTGAGCAGCTTGACGATTTGCAGGCCCACCGATCGGCGGCCTTCGAGGTAGATGGTCTGGTCCTGCCCGCCGGGAACGAACGTGTGTTCGTAGGTGCCGGCCAGCTTTTCGACGATCACGGTCAGGGCGCGCTTCTGCTGTTCCGGCGTGGCATCGCCGCGGCCCAGCGCCTGCAGCGCGGAGGCATCGGGCAGATCCCATTCAGCGGGAAGCCAGCGTTCGCGGACGGGCGTCTTGCTCATGCCTGAAAGCTCTGTGCGGCTTCACCGGCAGTCTTGGCGATGCCGGCGCCCTGCTCGATGGCGTTGAGGAGCTGCTGCTGCTGCTGCGCGGCGGCCTCCTGCGCCTGGATCTGCGCGACCTCTTCTTCGGTGCGCATGTCTGCCGCTGCGAACCCGATGCCCAGCAGGGCCGCGCGCAGGGCCTGCGGTGCATTGATGACCCCCGCAGCGGCTGGATCCAGCGCCACGGCTTCTGCCACCAGGCCCTTGGCCTCGATGAACACGCTGGCCTTCTGGCGCTCGACGGCCTCCTGCAGCGGGCTTTCGAAGCGGAAGGTGATGTCCTGCTCGCTCAGCACCTCGGGGATGGTGTCTGCCGACCCGAATGCTCCGTTGCGCATCAGGATGTCGAAGGTGCGCTCGCACAGCGCGCCGTTGTAGTCGGTCTCCATCGGCTCGAACAGGGGCAGCGCCTGGCGGATGTACTCGCTGACGCGCTGGCTGACCTCGTAGGCGGTCATCGCCTTGGTGTCCACCGGCGGCAGGTTCAGCTTGTTCAGGTAGAAGGCGTCCATCAGGGACACCTTGATGTCGTCGCGGATTTCGATGCCGTAGGGCAGGCCGGACTTGTCGACCGACAGCGGCGCCAGGACTTCGCGCAGCTTGCCGTCGAAAGCGGCGTCCACCGCGGTGAAGCCTCCGGGAAAGATGTTCAAGTCCGAGCGCAGCGCCGACTGCACCCCGACCATGGGCGGGTTGACCGCCTTCTCGCCGGCCTCCAGCAGGGTCAGGGTCATGGCCTGCAGCAGGCGGGCATCGGGCAGCGCGCAGACGGTGGCCGGGCTGTAGGCGTACTGGCTGTCGCTCACGGTCTGCCAGCGCGGCACCACGTAGGGCATGGAGTGCTGGCCGACCTCTTCGAGCGCGCAGAATTCCTCGACGTCCACCATGACGCTCACGAACCGGGTGCGCAGTTTCTTGCCGTCGCCGCAGTCGTAGGTATCGGACGGCACGACGATGTGCAGGCATTCGACCTCGCACATCGGGTCCTGGGCCATCTGCGTCATGCGCTTCTGGTTCAGCTTGCCGGGGTACAGCTTGGACAGCTGGTACAGGGTGGGCTTCCACTTGCGCACCACAGTATCGACTTCGCCGGTCACGTCCTCGGCCCAGGCGCAGTCACGAAGGTGCCAGCAGCGGTACAGGAGGTGCGGCGCCGCCGGCGGCCGGCCGGCAAGGTCTGGCTGCTGGTACAGCTCGACGCTGATCACGCATTGGCCGAAGGCGGCGAAGTCGTGGTCGCCCTCCTTGGTGGCGCGCACGAAGCGGGCCTTGCGGTCGTACATCGCGCGCTTCTGCACACCGGTGGCGTACTCGAGCCAGGCGCGGGCCTGCAGATCCTTCTGGGCCCGCTCGGTGCCGATGTGAAACCAGTCCTTCGAAGTGGGCCGCAGCATGCCGGAGAGCTGGTTTCCCAGGTCACGGCGCACCATCAGCGGATAGGACGTCATCAGATTGCTGGCGAACTCCTCGCCCAGGGCGCGCGACACCGTGAAGGTCGCCCGCTCGACGTAGAAGTTGTCCGCGATGGTCTGCCACAGCTGCAGGAGGTCGAACCTCTTGCCCAGCAGGACCGTCGCGCGCTCGACCAGCTTCTTGACGTCGCTCATGCTCAGCCCAGCTTGTCTTTGGTGGCGGTGTCGGTCAGGATGGTGCTGGCCCGGCCGCCGCGCTGCTGCGCGCTGGCCAAAGCCGCCTTCTTGGCCTTCTGCGCCGCCTCGTCGTTGACCGTGGGCATGACTGCCGGCGGCGTAACCGCGGGCATGGAAGGTTTGCTGCCGAAAAGTGAACCCATAGCATTTCTCCTTTTGCTATTCGACGCCGAGCTGATCGGATTCGGTTTGCTCGCCCAGGATGGATAGGGGCCGTGCGTTGCGCTGCTGCGCGCTGGCCATGGCGCGCTTCTTGTCCAACAGGAGGACGGGGGAAGCGCTTCCGGCCGCCGGTGCCGCGGCCTTGCTGGCAAAGACCGATCCCGCGAGCGGGTCAGCCTTCGCCACCGGGTCGACCTTGTGCAGGTAGTTGCCGGTGATGATGGCGCGCTTGTCGAAGGACAGGATGCTTGACATCAGTGAGCTCTCCGGGCTGATGTGCGGCTCATGACCACCTTGGGAGGTGCGGAGCGCTCTTTCCAGGATTGGTAGTGGCTGGCCATCTTTGGGCCGGAGAACCAGGCCATGACCACGGCATCGCCCTTGTCCGGGCTGCGACCGATGCGGTCGACGACGTCTTCCTTGCTTTCCAGCCGGATGCCGCCGCGGTCGATGCTGTAGGTGGGCGCCGTGAGGTCGGCGAGAAGCTCACGATCATCGGGCAGCATGATCGGGCTGCCGCCTTCCTGGTCTGGGTTCAGCGCCTCGCGGAAGCGCCAGTACGCTTCGGTGCGGACGTTGAAGAAGGTCAGCTGGTTGTCGGCGGTGCGGCGAACCGACTTCTTGACGCCCATGTAGGAGTCCACGTCGACACCATTGGCCTTCAGGTGGGCATAGGCATCGCCGCCCCAGCCGCCTCCGATGTCGATGATCACCTTGGCGTTGTCGCGCCGGCGGGCGATGACGATGCCGGCCACGTCGGTGCCGCCAGGCGTCTGGGCACCGGGGACAGCATGCAGCGGCGCGAACCAGCCGTCATGACGCTGGGCCAGGACGGTGTTGTCGGTGCCGCCCTGGGCGACGTCGACGCCGATCGCGCACATCGGGATGCCCACCGGCGGAACCTTGTTCCAGCGCTCCTGCGCCAGCATCACCCAGTCGGTCGGGATGGCCTGCCAGGGATCGTCCTCGAGGCCGGCGTCGAATCGCCCGTCGCGGTAGGCGGCGCGCAGTTCGGCGGGCAGCGCAGCCAGCACCGCGGCATAGTTGGTGGATGCGAGGTCCGGGTTGTCGGTGAGGCGGGCCGGAATGAAGGTGCGCGAACGGGCGACGATCTGCTCGCCGCCGATCCAGTGCGGGCCGGGCCCGTCCACCTCGATCTCGCGGCCGGCTTCGTCGGTGGTGTACCAGCGCAGCTCGCCGGGCTTGGCCGGGCGCGGGTGCTTGGGGTCCAGCCATGCCGCCCAGCGCTTGAGCACCCAGAGGCCCTCGGGGCGGGTCGGTGGATTGCCGGCGGCGACGATGCGGCAACGCTGGCCGGGGATGGTGGAGCGATTCCAGCCGATGATGAAGGTGTACTGCGTCTCGGTGAAGTCGCTGACCTCGTCGAAGGCGATCAGGTCGTGGGGGTCGCCCTTGTACTTCTGCTTGTCGTCCTCGAGCTGGCAGCCGCCCAGGTCGATGATCCGCTCGCCCATGCGCCAGCTGTTCTTCTGGCTGTTGTAGCCGTTGCGGTGCCCGACAACCTCCTCGATGGCCTTGACCAGGCCGTCGGCTTCCTTGTTGGTACGGCGCAGCAGCAGGGACCGCTGGTGCTCGGTCAGGGCCAGCCCAACCTCCAGACCGGTCTTTCCGCCGCCGGCCTGGCCACCATAGAACAGCTCGTCGGCTTCGCAGTGGAAGGCGTCGGTCTGCGGCCCGGGGTTCGGGCACCAGGCCATGTCCTTGGTAGCCTCCAAAGCCTCGCGCGCTACCGCCTGCCGGTCTTTCTCCGGCAGGGCGGCAAGCGCGTCGAGGACTTCGGCCAGCTGCATCAGGCGACCGGCAGCGTCGAAGAGATGATGTCGTACCAGACGCGCGCGACCAGAACCGTGTCGCCGGTGGTGACTTCGCCCACCAGCATGTGCAGCACCACCGCGGCGTTGGCCACACCATTCACATCGCTGGCCGTGGCGCCGGTCGAAGCCTGCATGCCCACGAATCGGCTCTGCGCGGTGGCCTGGTCCAGGAAGCCCGTTGCTTCGACCACACCGGAGCACTGCGCGCCCGCAGCATTGGTGTACTTCAGCACCAGGTCCTCGCCCGTCGCGATTCCACCGTAGGCGGTGCCGGCGGGCTTGTACAGCTGCATGCGCAGCGGAACGATGATCTTCCCGGCCCCCGGCGCGGCGATCACCTCCACGGGAGTGCCGAACAGGGCCAGCACCTGCGCGCTGGTGATGATCTTGTCCACGTAGGCGCCGACGAGCGTTTGCCCGCCGTTGGGCTTGTTGAGGATCAATTCGGCGTTCGGGCCCAGGCCGACCCGGCGGCCGTGAATCGAGGTGAGGATGTCCATTTGCTTACTCCTGCTGTTGCTGTTGCTGGTGGAGACACAGCCGCCCAATCACCCGGGCGGCAAGGGGTTCAGTTCCGGTAGAAGGAAAGCGTCACGACGCAGGCCGCCGAAGCGATCAGGCTGATGAACGCCTGGTCCACGGGCAGCGTGCGGAACTCCACGGCGCCGGCGGGCATGAGTTCGGAGGCCGTGCCGTCGACGATGTCGGCCGCGGGCACTGCCGCTGCGGTCGATGCGGCGGCGATCTTGGCGTAGAAGGTGCCGTCTCCTGCGATGCGCACGTACTTGGCACCGGCCGGGGCCTGATAGGTCTCGGCCACACCGGCAGCCAGGACGCGAGCATCGATCCAGTCGGCCTGCGTGATGGCGGCGATCTTGCTCAGGTGCGCATGCGGGTTGATGGGGGTAACGGTCTGGGCCATGGGTCAGTCCTTCTGAGCCCGCAGGCCCTTGTTGAGGATGAAGGCGATGCGGCGGGCGGTTTCGTTGGTGAGGGGTCCGCCGTCGATCGGTGTTTCCGGCGGCTCGCCGTCTTCCAGGCGGTACGCGACACGCTCGAACTTCGCGAACTTCTCGAATGTCTCGGCCAGCTTCTTCAAGCTATCGACCCGGCCGCCCATGCTGATGACAGCTCGGTAAATCCTGTTCAGCTTGTCTTCCTTGACCCGCCCGGTCTCGGTGAACTCGGTCTCGTCCAGCAACTCGCCAAGCTTCTCGAAGTCGGCGAGGTTGTCGGTGGTGAGCTCCAGTTCGGCAATCAGCTTGTCGACCAGCTCCTGGCCGCGCTTCGAAGTTGCCTTGTGCCGGCGGTCCACGTTGGCCACGATCTCGGCATTGGCATCGACGATGTCCTTTTCCGGTACGCGGTAGTCCGGGTGCGTACCCTCGCCGCGTACCGCATCCTTGCGTACCAGTTCTTCAGCCCTCGCCTTGATCTTGGCGGTAAGGTCGCGGGACCATCCGTCCCTCTTGGCGCGCTTGCGGATGGCGCCTTCCGTGATCTCGAAGGGATCGGCGATTTCCCGCAGGCTCAGGATGCCGGCGCGGTAGTCGGCTTCGATGCGCTCCCAGTCGGGGGCGGTCTTCTGTTCTGGGGTGTCTGCCATAAGGAATCTCCCCGAAGGGGGCCGCATTGATCCGGGCTTACGGCGTGAACCGCTGCGGCCCTGCCGGTTCGCCTACACCCAGTGACCCCGAGGCGGGCGGGGCTGAAAGGCCGGCTGGCCACGGTCCCACCAGCCGCACGCCTGGGCTTGCGCGTCTGTTCGGCGGGATTGGGGGATTGAATTCGGCGGCCGTCAGGAACGGGGCAGCGCGGGCTGGGTCGATGGGCAGCGAACCTCGCAGCCTGGGCTTGAACCCGACGACATCACCGTGCTGGCGTCTTCCGCCGAAAGGGGTTGGCCGCTATGGGCCGAAGAAAAGAGCCCGGCACCGCGAAGGCACCGGGCAATCCGAGGGATGACCCAAGGAGGAGACAGAGGGCCGGGCTTTCACCGGGTGCGGCTGATAAGGCCTCTGCACTGGCGGGCTCGCCAGAAACTACAAAGCCCGCACGGTGGCGGGCCTGGTTTGATTCCGTGGCGCTGGGCCTACGTGTCGCACTTCTTGGTGCTGCGCAGCTCGCCCAGCTGCTTCTGGCGGGTGACCGCGCTTTCCATGGCGGCCCGCCGCTCCATCGAGTTCCCGATGCCGAAATCCCCGAGGAACGCCATCACATCCTTGCCGCTGAACCTGCTTTCCGTGGTGACCCGTTCGATGAAGCCGTTCGTGCGAGCGGTATCCAGCGCGATCTCGCGGCAGGTCAGGGAATCCTTCTCGAATGCGGTCAGGGGCCCGACGCGGCCATAGGTTTTTGTCGCGCACCCGGTGAGCGCAGCGGCGGCCAGCATTGTGGCAGCGATGACGGTCTTCATGGTCCCCTCCAGATCCGCGCGCCGGGCCTTGTTGATTTTCAAGGGCACCGCTCCCCTGGAGGTCGAGGACGCTGCGTTGAAAGCGTCCTGGTTTCGGCAGTGGGTGCGCCTCATTCCATGGGTTCGGCGCGGTGGCCCTTGCGCGGGTTGGGCGAATTGTGAACTGTTACAGCTCGGCGCGCAAGTAGTTCAGATTACTTATGCGGTGTCCCGGCTCGGATGGCGGCGACGCAATCCATCTGAATAATTCCCTCAACCAGAGGGTCCACGTCAGAATGCGTCGTCGGCAACTCCTCACAGATCACTTCAGCCCGATCCATTCCAGCACGGACGCCCTCAGCGTAGAAGGCGCGCATCTGGTCAGCGCTGAATAGCGGGTAGCGACGATGTTCGCCCGCGATGGCTTCCGCCTTCAGATGGGCGGCGATCAGAATCGGCCGCCCAGATTGCTCTTCGCCAATCTCGGCATAGGCGATCGGCATAGGCAAAGCTATATCTTTCATGATTTCACTCCTTGAGGCCGCATTTTCCCCCGAATGCTCGCCTGCGCCCGGTGCATGCAGCTCCCGATGTAGGCCAGCATGGCGATTCCATCGGTGCCGTACGGAATCTTCGCCTCGCCGGTGCCGCGGCAGACGTTGCAGGGGCGGTTCGGCTGGTGTTCCTTCACGATCCACTTCGTCCCGTTGCAGCTCTGGCAGGCCGGCTCCAGCCACCAGCACAGCACGGCGTCGACCTTGTTGCCCGCATCCTCCATCCTGCGCTCCCGGGCCCACAGCAGGATGTTGCCGCGCACCTCGGACAGCGCCTTCAGCTGCAGGTAGGTCTGCTCGAGCTTTCCCCCGCGCTTGGCCAGGCCGTCCCAGTCGCTGTGCAGCCGCATCAGGGCTGCGCCGACGCGGCTGCGGTTCCAGGCTACGGCCACGATCGCGTCGACGTCCCCTTCCCTGCCGGCCTTGGCGGTCAGGTCCTTGGAATTCGCTGCGCTCTGGTATCGCTCGGTGATTGTCGCCATGTCCATCCTTTACTTCGAATCTGTTCAATGGACCGTTGGGCCGGTGCTGGGTGTCGCGACAATCCCGGCACCCAGCCGCCGCGCGCACTCGGCGCGGGCCTGCTCCATCTGGGCCGGCGTGCTCATCGCGAGCAGTTCCGAGTAGCCCTGCACCCCTTTGGCCAACGCCACCAGGGCGCCGGGGGTGAAGGTGTAGCAGCGCAGGGCCTCGTAGATGGCGTCCGCGTCCAGCAGTGCCTGCTGGGCCGCCCGGAATACTTCGACAGCCCCCTCCCCGATGGATTCGCTGCGCACGATTCCGATGTTCATGGCGGCGGCCAGCCGGTTGTACTGGGCCACCTGGTTGCTTCCGTCGCGCAGGCCAATGAAGGCTTCGGCGACCGGGACCATGATGGAGCGGATGTCGCCCGTGGTGTAGCTCTTGTCTTCTGTTGCCATATCGATCCTTTTTTGATTCAAAGCGTCAGCGTGTCGATCCCGTTGCCGCAGAACACGTCGAGCCGGCAGGCAATCTCGACCGCCTCTCGCGCGGTCTTGCCGCAGTGCATGGCAGCCAGCGCGAAGTCGCGGCCGTGGCCCATGGCGTAGATCTGGTCCTCCAGGCGCTGCGGGTACGGGGTCTTGCCGTATGAATTGCACACACCGCCCGGCGTCACGACGAAGGCGCAGGCGGCGTTGTCCTTCTGGGCCTCTGGGTAGGCATTGGGGTCGCGTGCTGCGTTCAACCACGCAAGCAGCGCCATCGCGCTATCACCGTCGCCCTCGAAGCCGGCGATGGACCCATCGCGCAACCGGTGGATCTTGGTGACGGTGTGGCCGTGTCCGGCCGCGCACGACATCTTGTCGGCCGCCAGCGTCTTTCCGTCCCATGCGATAACCGTCATGCTGTCGCTCCAATCACAGCCCGCAGGCCGATCAACAGGGAATACTCGGTGCCGTACTTCTGCTCGAAGCGGGCCTTGTAGGGGTGCCGGGCCACCATCCCCGGCGCTCCGGTGCCGTCCTGGTGATGGCCCGGGCATAGCGGCAGCGTCCAGAGGTGGCCCATGCGCCGGCCACCGCTGAGGATGTGATGCACACACGGCGCAACGACGCCGTTCCCGTCCATGCGGCAGGCCACGCACCCGTAAGCAACGATGGCGTCCATCCAGCGCCTTTCCTCGGCGGTCGGTGTCCGCTTGCCCGGTTTCGCCTTTTCGCCCTTCGGCACCGGCCCGCCCGTCGTTCCCGAATACGAAAACGCCCGCTCGATCCTGGCCAGCGGCGCCATGGGGCGGTCTTCGCGCCTCACGGTCGGCTCATGGCGGCGCTTGAAGCCGGAGCCGCGGGGCATGGGGGAACGACGAAGCATGGTCTATCCGCCGATTCGCAAACCAGTTTCCATCGTCGCGTTGCCGCCCTTGAGTGCGTCAGCTATCCTTCCGATAGCGTTGGCGTTCGCTTCCGCGGCACGCGCGAGAGCCACAGCTGCATCGCGCGTATGCTCATTGGCGGGCGCTGCTTCGGCAACAAATGAACAATGGCTCACGCTGTACGTTGGCACAGCCGGCGATGGCTGCTCCGGCTTTACCTTCTTTTTAGTCATGGTTTCTCTTTCGATGGTTTGCCGCCTTTGGCGTGTGGCGGCTTCACGTTCTTGCTGGGTTCCGGCGCCGGCTTCTTTGCCTTTACCGCCTTGGGTTCGGCCTTCTCCTCGACCGCGTACTGCTTCGCAAGCCCGTCAAAGGCCATCTGGATCACCCGGTTTCGCGATGGCGCGATGACGAAGGCCATGTCAGCCCCGGCAGGCTTGGCGATGCCGCGCGACGTTGCGCTTCTTCTCGGCGGCGCGCTGCATCTGGCGGTTGGTGCGGCCCTTGCCGCGGTTGCGGGCGGTCCCGGGGCCGGTATCCGCGACGCTGGCCGCCGTGGTCATGCCTTGCGCGAAGCGGGAACCCGCGGCGGCGGCAAACGCAGCCAGAGCCAGTAACAGGTTGGGTCGCATGGGTCTATCTCTCCAGGTTGCGCTGCAGCCGTTCCCTGAGCGCGTAGCCCATGAGCGGCCAGATCTGGTCGATGGCCTTCTCGCGGGCGTAACGCTTGCCGATTTCGGGGTCGAAGTTGGCGGCACTCACCGGGCCCTCGTTGACGCCAACGATCTTGTGGCCGTTGCGCAGGATCAGCACGCAGATGGTGATCCGGTCCAGCGCTTCGCAGATTTTGAGCGCTGACGGGTAATCCGTGCTGCGCACTTCGCCCACACCTTGCCCTGCGGTGAAGTAGTGCTCGCTCGCGATGTTGGCCTCGATGTCGGCCGGCGTGACGCGCGGGGCGGTCGATACCGCCTGGATCTGCGCCTGGACGGTCGCGACTGCGCTGCGAATGGGCGCGTAGCCGTCCTCGAAGGCCTTGGCCGGCGAGTACGACTTGTAGCCGTCGTCGTAGACCACGTAGTAGCCGCCGGCCTGCGGCTTGTGCTTGACGACGTATTCGTCGTGCCCCACGCACACCGGGCCGTAGCCGGGGTCTTCCGGGATCAGCAGCCAGTCGCCGCCCGCATGCCTGCGCTCCTGATCGGCCGGCGCAGCCTGCCGAATTTCCTTGATCTTGAGGGCCCACACTTCCTTGTGGCACTTGTAGAGGGGCATTTCTCTTGTTGGTGCGTTCATGGCTCAGACCTCCAGCCGCTTCAGCACGTCCTGCAGCTGCGCGCTGATGCTCTCGACGCGGCGGCGGTAGCCGTGGATCTCGTCGGCCTGCTGGCTAACCACCAGCGAGTCGGTGGCTTGTGCGCTACCCATAACCGGCGAGGGGCCAGCGGGCGCCATGACGCTGCCCAAGCGATTGACCAGCGTGTCGGACAGGACGCCCATTTCGTGGATGGACGTGTCGAGCTGGCCCATGGCGTCCGGAATCGGCTTCGGCTGCGCCGCCGGGTTGCCGGCGGAAATGGCATTCGCGTGATTCATCTATCTCTCCTGGTGGTTGTGCGGCAGAAGCGCTGCCGCGTCGCGTATCTCGAACTCCACGCCGAGCTCGACGCAGGCGAACGCGCAGCTTTGAAGCACGAATTCGGCGAGCTCGTCATCGGACAACTGCTCAGTGCTGGTGAATCCCTCCGGCAGGAACCAGTCCTTGAGAAGCGTTTTCCATGCGGCTTTGGTCCAGCGCTGGCATGTGCCATCGGGCTCTGGAACCCAGGCCTGTTCCGCGATCTGGCGCAGCACATCCCCATGGAAGGCTCCGCGCAGCTGCCGGCGCCACTCCGGATCCAGTTCGACCAGGCGCAGCAGGTAGTGGCCGGGCCGGTGCTTGGCGATGCCGTACAGCTCCAGGCTTGCTGCGTGCGCGGTGCGCTGGTCGTGGATCAGGCGCTGCTCGATCACGCGCTAACCTCAGAATCAGCATGCGCAGGCCCCCGCGCGCCGGCGGCCGCTTCCATGACCTCCCGCACGGTCATCCCCCTGGGGACATGGCAATCGGGCGTGACGGCGTACTGCGGCTTTCTGCGCTCGCCTCGCACAGACAGGAACCCGTCGCGGCGGGCCATGCACCACAGGAGGCTGTGCGCCTCGTTGATTTCCACCGACAGCGGAATTCGCTCAATGATTTCCTGCGGCGTCCACCAGCCGCCCTGTGCGACCAGGAGCCAGGCGGCGCGGTAGAAGCCGACGGATGCGCTCATGCAGCCTCCCGCATAGCTGCGAAGCGCTCGAAGTAGAAGACGACTGGGCCGGCGTTCTCGGTGATAAGCCCGAAGCGCAGCGCGTGGCGGTAAGCCGATGAAGCGGTCCGAACCACCTCAACCGAGCGCTCCATGCCGCGTCGGAATTCCTCAACCGATGCCGTGTGCTTGCGGATGTTGCAAGGCGCGCAGGACGGCATAAGGTTGCCGATGTGGTCGTTCTCTGGCCTCCACAGTTCGCCAGTTGCGACAAAACCCCTGCCCTTGACGTACTCCAGTTTTCGCTCGACGGCCTCAACGTGGTCGGCATGCCAGCGGGTGCCGAGTTCGCAGCCGCAGTAAGCGCAGCGACCGCCAAACATTTCGCGCAGAGTGGCGCGCTGTGCTTTTGTCAGCTTCATGCCCAAATCCCCAGCCGGCGCCGCGCCGCAGCAAATTCGCCCCGAAGCGCCATCAGGGCATCGACGGCAAGGATTTCGATGTGCACCACCACCCTGTTGAAAGCCGCTTCTGCGGCAAGCGCCACGTCGAAGCCGAACAGGTCGCGTTCGTGCGTCTGGATGGGCTTTCCGGCCTTGGCGAAGCAGACCGGGCCCAGGCCGCTCTCCGTGGCGTGCTTGAGGGTTCGGTGGCATTTGATGCAGCGGGTCATGCGATCAGTCCTGATCTGCGAACAAGGACGACAAATCCGACTGCAGCCTGCAGCGCCACAACTCCGTTTCCGACTTGACGGAGCTGGTGATTCCGGGATTCGTCCACCACGATGGCCATCCCATCAACCAGCATCCGAACGCCGGGTTGAGTCGCTGGGGCGAGGTCGGGTCGCTCTGCGATGATTCCAGCCCATCGGGGATCGGCTGGGCCTGGGGCAAAGAGACCGATGTCGGCCAGTGCGTCGCTGCCACCGACAAATCGGTTATCACGCCGACCGTCGCTTGAGTCCTCTGCTTGCGAGCGATGAACTGCTCCGGTGTCCCCGTGTTGATGAATGCTGATGGCGTTGGCCAGTGCTTGGTCTGAGACTCCAATCCAACCGTCCGCTTCTCGCCGTCCTCGGTCATCCCCTTGGATGCAACCATTTCCGCCGATACACTCCTGCCCCCGTTCGGCACGTTCGGCGTCAGCCATTGCTTCGCTGCCAGAGAGATATTCGGCCGCGTCGCCGCACCCTCCGACTCGCTGCGATTCGATCCGCCGTGCATCGCCGCATCGGGTGTCGGCCATCCTCCAGGCGAAGCAGAACCAGCGTGCGCGGCCATGATTGGCACCCACATCGGACGCGGAAAGAGTGATCCATTCCGAGTGCCACCCGCGGTCGGCCAGTTCTCCCACGACTCTGGCGGCCGCGCGCTCGTCGAGCTCCCCTTCTTCTTCGTCCACAACGGAGGCGGTGGCAGTAGCGATGGCGCTGACGTTCTCCAGAGCGAGGCACCACGCACCGCAAGCGTCGGCAAGGTCGAGGATGTCGAAGAACAGGCCGCTGCGCTTGCCATCGAGCCCGGCCCGGCGCCCAGCGATACTGATGTCCTGGCACGGGAATCCGGCAATGACGCAATCCACCTTTCCGCGCCAAGCTGCGCCGTCGAAGGTGAGAAGGTCATCCCAGACAAGCGCCGGATCGAGCGCTCCCGCTTCCATGAGCGCAACAAGTTGGCCGGCAGCAGGGGCTTCCCGTTCAACGTAAGCGACGGTGCGGTGTCCGATGCCGAGAAAGTCGAATGCGGCTCGGACGCCTTCTCCGAGCATTCCGACGCCGGCGCACAGCTCGATGGAATGTAGAGCCACATTCACACGCCCCTCCACCGCATCCAGATCCCGTACAGGTAGACGGCGCTGAATGCCGGCACCAGCAGCGCCAGCGCCCACGACGACACAACCCAGGCGAAGGCCGCCCAGAATGGCTGCCCGGCCAGGCCCACCAGCGGCGACCATTTCCTCAACAGCGGCCGGTTGCTGTACGCCATCAGCAGCGCGGCGACACCGAAAACGGACATGCCGAGCTGCGCCAAGTCTTTCAGGAGGTCGGGCGTCATGCCTGCACTCCGCGCCACCAGTGCGCAATGAGCAGACTTTCTGCTCTGTTGTGGTCCTTGGCCCGCGCGATCTCGGTGCACTGCGGGTACAGTCGGCGCGCGCATTGCATGGCCTTAGCTTTGCGTTGCGGCGGCGTCAGTTCCGAGTCGATCAGGCCGAAGTGTCGTTTCCAGGTCTGCGGGTTCGCATAGGCCGGAGCCCAGCCCAAGCACTCCAGCACCGACTCGATTGCGCCGAGCGTGCGCAGCAGGGAACCCTGCGTCTGCACGGCGTTGTTCTTGCCGCCCATGACGTTGACGGACTCGATCACCGATTGAACCGCCTCGCCTGCGGGACAGTGTTGGCGCAGCAGCTTGACCAGCGCCCGGCCGTCGACCTTCCTCTGCACCAGCGCCTTCGGGCCGACCCCTGGAATCGTCATCGTCGGCAGGTCGAACACCGCGCGCAAGCCGTTGTGGTCCAGCACGGTGCAGGCACCGGTGAGCCCTGGGTCGATGGCTAGGACGATCACGGCTCAGTGCACCGAGCCCGGCGCGCCGCCGGCAATGAACACGTCGGTGGCCGACAACGGCGCATCGGGTGTTGGCTGGCCCGGCAGCGGATTCGGCATCACATCCTGCTGCGGCTCGACCTCCGGCGGCGTCAGCATGATCCGCACTTCCTGGCCGATCATCAGCGACAGCTTGCCCATGATCTTCTCGGTCAGGCCGCTGTTGCACTGAACCTGAAATTTCACTTCCACGGTCCCGCCTTCCATGCAGTCCAGCACGAACTTTCCGACCTCGCAGCCATCGATCTTCAGGGCGCTGTCGCCGCCCAGGCCGTAGTCGATCGCCAGCGCGAACCCGGAGATCTTGCTGTCCCACTTGATCGGGTTCATCTTCGGGAACCGCAGCACGGTGAAGGTCGAGACCGGCTCGACGCCTTCGAGATCTTTCTGCTCTTCTTCGTCCGCGTCCGGCTCGCCGTACAGCGCCATCAGCAGATCCGGGTTGAAGTGCTCGAGCACGCTGTTGGCGGCCTTGAGCGTGAAGTTCAGATCCACCGCGGGCACCGATTCGGGGCCGTGCTTTTCGATACGCGGGTTGATGTTGGTCAGCTTGACGCTGGCGTAATCAGGAAGCGCAAATGACATCAGGGGTCTCCGGTTGGTTGATAGGGGTTGCTTTCACGATCTCGGGAAGGTGTCCGTACAGGCCCGGGTAGTGCTTGGCCATGCGGCGCGCCTTCTCGACGATGTATTCGCGCCAGCCCGGGTCGGCGGCCAGCTTGCGGGTGTGTGCCTCTTCGGCGGCGATGTGAGCGGCGAAGTCCATCGGTTCATAGCGGCTTGCCGGTGGTGCTGCTCTTGCCGGTGCGCGCCTTGTTGGTGGGAACCGGGGTGTCGGTCGGCCAGTCCATGAAGTGCAGGTTCTCGCCCACATACATCAGGTCCAGATAGCCGGGATCGCCATCGCGCACCTTGGCCACGCTGACCTTGGCGTAGTAGCGCCATTCCTCGGTCAGATCCGGGGCCGCCTTGAAAGGCCGGTGCACGAAGATGACGACGTCGGCGTCCTGCTCGATCGAGCCGGAATCGCGAAGGTCCGACAGGATCGGCATCTGGTCGGTGCGCTCTTCGACCTTGCGATTGAGCTGAACCAGCAGCATCA